TTTGTACAAGTGGCGGAGTTGCCTTACATGAGCAAACGTTTTGCATTGAAAAGATTCTTAGGATTATCTGAAGAAGAAATGGCACAAAACAGCACATTATGGTCTGAGGAGAATGCAGTGGCACAGAAGAAACAGACCAAAACCACAGAATTAAGGACTGCTGGAGTCAGTCAATCAGCAGTGCAAACTGATCTAGATCAATTTGAAAATCCAACTCCAGAAGCAGGAGCAGCAGCACCAGGTTCAGCACCTACAGGACCAGGTGGAACACCAGGCACTACACCAGGCGGCGGGGCTACTGTATAAAACAATACAGTAAATGACCGAAATAAAAAAATATCAACAAAAATACATTTGTCATAGACCATGGACTTCTTTGGATGTAAATCCTATGGGAGAATTTAGACCCTGTTGCATATACAACGAACCCATCAAAGACGATCAAGGCAACAATCTTTCTGTGCATAACAGTTCTATCAATGATGTTATAAATTCCAATTACATGAACAATCTTCGACAAGAATTTCTATCTGGTAGTAAACCCAAACAGTGCGAAGCATGCTGGAAAGAAGAATCAGCCGGAAAAAAATCACAAAGAATGCACATCTGGGAAAAACCAAATTTTAATCTATTAGGAAAATATAACATTGAAAAAAACATAAACACTCTATACGATTTAACCATGCGTTTAGGTAATATCTGTAATCTAAAATGTAGGATATGTAATGAAATTTCTAGTTCTCAGTGGTCCAATGAGAAAATAAAAGAGAATAAAAATAATACTGTTGCAGTTGAACGTCTTAAAAAAATTAATCAATTAGGACAATGGCCTAGACAATCTGTAAAATATTTTGAAGATTTAGATTCAGTATTAGAAAATATTAGATTTTTTGAATTTACAGGCGGAGAACCTCTATTGATTGAAGAACAATTTTCTATATTACAAAAATGTATCGCTACAGGATCTGCTTCAATGATAGAAGTACATTATAATACAAACGGCACAGTGTATCCAGAAAATGCGATAAAAAACATATGGCCTAAATTTAAAAGAATAGAACTAGCATTCAGTATCGACGATGTAGCAAAGAGATTTGAATATCAAAGACACTCTGCTGTATGGAGTGACGTTAAAGAAAATATCTATAAAATAAAAAGTGCAGGTATGAATAATCTTTCTACACAGATTTGTACCACAATAAATGTCATGAACATATTGTATCTAGACGAGATTGAGCAATTTATTAAAGAGTTAAAACCAGACTTCTGGCATATTAATATACTCCACAAACCCATTGAGTTTGATGTACAAAGAATACCACAAGCAATTAAAGAAAAAATTAATGATAAATTTAAAAATCATACAAAAAGCGATGAAATAACAGTTGCTTTGAATTATATGAACAACAAAGATTACAATATTACCGATTGGAAAGAGAAATTAATGTATAAAATTGCAAAAGTTGATAAAAATCGTGGGGAAAATTTTGAAAAAACATTTCCAGAACTCTACGGTTTAATACAATAAATAACATTATGCGCTTAACAGAAATGTGGTCATATACTCCGCAAGGATTTGAACAAAACAAGAATTACAATGCAGAAGACGATATTTCGATATTAGATTCTGATGACACTCGTAAAACTCGTTTAAAACTGCGAGATATCAACAAAATGCGACTTGCTAGCGAAGCACACGACAAAGATCAAAGAGAACAAGCAGAGTTTGTTCAAAAGATGTACGGTCAACCAGCAGCAGCCGAAGACAACCTATCACTTTAATATAATGTCCAACACAGCTTTTGTACTGGGCAATGGCGAATCACGCAGAGGCATACAAATTGCAGATTTAAAGAAACATGGCACTGTGTTTGCTTGTAACGGCGTATACAGAACCGAAGAACCCGATTATCTCATAGCAGTAGATCCCAAAATGATTCTAGAGATAGCCGAAACCGAATATCCTAAAACTCACGAAGTATGGAGCAATTACAATCATCAGTATTCAAAAAATGAGAATGCCAAGAATTATGTGAAATGGTTTCAACCCAGCCTAGGATGGAGTTCAGGACCTACAGCTCTAAAAATGGCATCAGATAAAAAATTTACCAAAATTTATATACTAGGGTTTGATTATCAAGGACACCCACGCGATGGCAGCAAGAAAAGTTTCTACTTTAATAATGTATTCAAAGACACTCGTAACTATAAAAAAAGCAAAGACGAGGCCACTTATTATGGTAATTGGATGAATCAAACCAAAAGAGTGCTAACAGACTATCAACACATACAATTTTTCCGTGTGGTACCTAAAAATGCGTTCAAACCGCACGATTTGGAGTTTAATACAAACTTTAAACACCTAGATATTGACGAATTTCTACAGATACATAATATACAGAGACAGAGTTAGCCAAAAACCACCGTTTTTGAGCCAAAAGTACCGCTTTATTTCGCCGGTCGCTTAAATAATACACTTTATAAAGTATAAAAACAACTTGCCAATAAGGAGCACGTGCAATGACACAATCAACAAACAAATTTGAGCAATTGCTTGAATTATTAATTAACGAAGAGAATGATAAAGCGCAGGCGCTATTTCATGAAATCGTTGTAGAAAAATCTAGAGACATCTATGAAGGTTTAGCAGAAACTGAAACCAAAGAAGAGTCTAAAGAAGAAGTTAAAGAAACTGAAAAAACAGAAGTAAAAGCAGAAACAGTAAAAGAAACTGAAAAAACTGCTGAAGTTAAAGAAACTGAATCAAAAGACGAAACAGTTGACGAAGAAGTTGAAATTGAAGAAACTTCAAAAGAAGAAGAATCAATTGAAGAAGTTGGTGGCGATGCTACTGATGACTTAATCTCTGACGTTGAAGGTGACGAAAACGGCGATGCAGAACAGGGTGCAGAAGCAAACGGTGACGAACCAGCTGCTGATGTACAAGCTGACGCTGGAATCGAAAACAAAATTGTTGACTTAGAAGATGCTTTAGAAGAATTAAAAGCAGAATTCGAAAAAATGATGAACGGCGAAGAAGGTTCTGAAGAAAAATCAGAAGAATCAGTAGCTGTTGCTCAAGACGCTCAAGCTGAAGTAGCTGCACCAGTAGCTCAAGAAGCTAAAAAAGATGATATGAAAAAGGAAACTGTGAAAGAGTACAAAATTAAGAAAAACGCTGACACAGCTGACCATTCAGACAAATCTGCAAAATCTCCAGTCGCTAAGAAAAACGACATGGGCGGAACTGCTAAAAACGTAGCACAAGCTCAGGAAGATAATGCTAAAGTATCTGTTGCAAAAGCAAAAGATATGGGTGTTACATTTGAAAACGAACCAGGTAAAGACAAAGCAACTTCTTTCAAAAAAGAAGTAAAAGCTGACAATACTGATGGTTCTGACAAATCAGCAAAATCTCCAATTACTGCTGCTAAGAAGTAAGCAATAATAGAGAAAAAAGGGAGCGGAAATGTCACTGTATCTAAGAGAACATTTAACCTACGATCAGGCTAGGATGGAAGTCTTGCACGAAGGCAAGGAAGGCAAGGACCTTTACATGAAAGGTATCTGCATCCAAGGCGGCATTAAGAATGCTAATCAAAGAGTTTACCCAATTAATGAAATACAAAAAGCGGTAAAAACTCTTAATGATCAGATCACATCAGGTTATTCTGTTTTAGGAGAAGTGGACCACCCTGATGATTTAAAAATTAATTTGGACCGTGTTAGTCACATGATTACTGATATGTGGATGGACGGTCCAAATGGATACGGCAAGATGAAAATCCTGCCAACACCAATGGGCCAACTAGTGAAAACTATGTTAGAGTCTGGAGTTAAACTAGGTGTATCTAGCCGAGGTTCTGGAAACGTTTCAGAATACGGTGGAGGACAAGTTAGTGATTTCGAGATTATAACAGTGGACGTAGTGGCACAACCTTCAGCACCAGGTGCTTACCCAACTGCAATTTACGAACATTTGTTGAATACAAAGGGCGGAAATAGAGCAATGGGTCTGGCTGCTGAGATTAGAGATGATAAAAAAGCACAGAAGTACCTTAAAGAGGCGCTAACCAACATAATAAAGGACCTAAAATAATGTTCGACGCAATACAAAAACTGGTTGAATCAGGCGTTATCGGAGAAGAAACTCAAAAGTCTATCCAAGAAGCTTGGGAAAACAAAGTTAAAGAAAATAAAGAGCAGGCTGCTGCTGAACTTAGAGAAGAATTCGCTAAGAGATACGAACACGACAAAAACAACATGGTAGAAGCTATCGACAAGATGATGACTGCTAAGTTAAGTGAAGAAATCACTAAGTTCGTTGAAGACAGAAAAGCACTTGCAATGGAAAAAGCAACATACAAAGAAAACGTAGGCAAACACTCTGCAAAATTAGAATCATTTGTAATGAACAAATTAGCAGAAGAGCTTAACGAGCTTAATGTTGACAGAAAGAGTGTACACGAAAACTTCTCTAAATTAGAAGAATTTGTAGTAAGTGCTCTTGCTAGAGAAATCAAAGAATTCCACGAAGACAAAAAAGGTGTAGTGGAAACTAAAGTTAAATTAGTAAAAGAAGCTAAAGAACAAATGAAAAAACTAAAAGAAGCTTTTATTACTAAATCTGCCAAAGTGGTTGAAGACGCAGTGACTAAAAAATTGAGTGAAGAATTAACTCAATTAAAAGAAGATATCACTGCTGCTAGACAAATCAACTTTGGTAAAAAAGTTTTCGAAGCTTTCGCTTCAGAATATCAATCTTCTTACTTAAATGAGAAGAGTGAAACTGCTAGACTATTAAAAGTAGTTGATGAGCAGATGCTGAAAATAGAGGAAGCTAAGAAATCCATCGAAGAGAAACAAGCGGTGATTGAATCTAAGGAGCAAGAAATTGCTAGATCCAAAGATTTGATGGAACGCAAGGAAACGATGGTTGAGTTGCTCAAACCGTTGAGCAAAGACAAAGCGGATGTTATGAATCAATTGCTTGAATCAGTTCAAACAAAAGACCTAAAATCTGCTTATGCGAAGTATCTTGCTCCAGTGATGGACGATAAGTCAACTGCTGCTGCTGGCAAAAAGATTATATCTGAAGCCAAAGGTGACAGATCACAAAGAGAAGATGCTGATTTAACAAATATCCGTAAATTAGCGGGTATATAACACTAAACAAAAAGGGAAACGATCAAATGTCAGAACTATTTGAATCAAAATGGGGCGAAACAAAAGCCGCATTGACCGAAGGTTTAAGTGGTAACAGAAAAAAGACTTTAGATATCGTTCTAGAAAATACTAGAAGAGCGTTATCTGAGTCTGCTACTGCAGGTGCTACAAGTGCCGGCAACGTTGCTACATTAAACAGAGTAATACTACCAGTAATCAGACGAGTACTTCCAACCGTTATCGCTAACGAGTTAGTTGGTGTACAACCTATGACTGGTCCAGTGGGACAAATCCACACTTTAAGAATAAGATATGCTGAAGCATCTAGCGGTACAACTACAACAACTGCTGGTGAAGAAGCGTTATCTCCATTCAAGATCGCTGAAGCTTATTCAGGTGACAACTCTTCTACAAAAGCAGGCGCAACTGCTTCTTTAGAAGGTACTCCTGGAAAAAAATTAAGCATCCAGATCTTAAAACAAGCTGTTGAAGCAAAATCAAGAAAACTATCTGCAAGATGGACTTTTGAAGCTGCTCAAGACGCTCAGGCACAGCAAGGTATCGATATCGAAGCTGAAATCATGGCCGCTTTAGCACAAGAAATTACTGCTGAAATCGACCAAGAAATCATCGGTTCGTTATTAACATTGGCAGGATCTGCTAACCAGCAAGCATTCGACCAATCAGCTGTATCTGGAACTGCAACTTTCGTAGGCGATGAGCATGCGGCACTTGCAATCTTGATCAACAGAGTTGCTAACACAATTGCACAAAGAACTAGAAGAGGTGCAGGTAACTGGGCGGTGGTATCACCAACTGCTTTAACTATACTTCAATCAGCTACAACTTCAGCGTTCGCAAGATCAACTGAAGGTACGTTCGAAGCTCCAACTAACACTAAATTTGTTGGAACATTGAACTCAGCTATGAGAGTGTACGTTAACGCTTACGCTTCAGATAACACATCTGTATTAATTGGTTACAAAGGTTCGTCAGAAGCTGATGCTGCTGCGTTCTATTGTCCATACATACCGTTGATGTCATCTGGCGTTGTGCTAGACCCATCTACTTTTGAACCAGTAGTAGGCTTCTTAACAAGATACGGTTACGTAGAGTTAACAAACACTGCGTCATCTCTTGGTAATGCTCAAGACTACTTAGGTACAGTAACAGTAGACTCAACAACTTTAAAATTCAAATAATCGTAAGATTAGAGAGTTTTGTAAAAAGGGCGGCTTCGGTCGCCCTTTTTTATTGGCCGAAGAGTATTTTATACTCACATAATCAAAATATTTCATTGTCATACGGATCGCAAAGCAAATCTAGAGTTTTAATTCTCCTAGATACCATTTAAATATTTCTACGGACAATTATGTTCGTCGCAACAATGTGAAAGGAGATCCACGATATGGATATCTTGAAACAAGTAAAAGCGTGGGCTGCAACACTTGCAGAAGTGGGTGTGAGCCTAATCGCCCTTGGAATCGTGTTAGAGATTCTGTTCAAAGGACAAGCAATACCGTTCTTGTCTACCGGCAGTATCATTGGTACGATCACCGCGATCATCAAAGGCTTCTCAGCAGAAGGTCTTGTGGGACTGGTAGCAATCTATGTTCTATACGGCATCTACAACAAGAAGTAATTGATGTAGTAGTAACTGGGGGCGGTGTAGACGTGCATCGCCCTTTTATCACATCACTTAATTTTTTTAAAATCTCAATAAATAAGAGCAGTTCAAATTGTGCTCCACAATGGTGTGGGGACTTATGCGGATAACCACCGCGTAGCTGGTAGAACCGGCATTGGACTCCTAAACAAAGGAGAAAACAAATGGGAAGACCCTTAAACAAATCACGATTTAGTGATCTAACAACACCAGAAGGTACAGCAGGCAAGATTGAAGTTACTGCTTACTATCAAACAGGTGGATCTTTACAGCAAGGTGATAATTCTTTTATCATTAGCCAAAGATCTTCTAGAAAATTTAAAATACATCAACAGAGCGATTCAACTGATGCTGTTTTAGATTTGAGAGCAGTTGCTCCAGCAAATTTGACTGAAGGTCAATTTTGCGTGAGAGTGATACTGGATGACTCTACAGTGGCGTATGTAGAAAAATTCTACAACAACACTGTACACTATCGTGTAAACTCTACAGACGGATTTACCGACGGTACATCAGGATGGGTGAAATACTCTCTAGGCTCAGAAACTGCGGGTGCAGACTCTACACCAGTATCTGGACAGGGTGTTATCGACGTTATCTAATAACGATATTAACAGTGCAAGGGAGGGTTTTGGCTCTCCCTTGTGCAGTAATAAATACAAGTAACATATGGCAAAAACACTACGCACATCAGGGGATTATACAATACGAGCAGGAGCCGGCACAGCAGGCACTAATCAAATAGATTTTGATTCAAAAACAGTTAGAGTACGCGGAGATTTAATAGTTGATGGTGACCAAACAATAGTTAACACAGCCACTTTATCTGTAGAAGATACTTTTGTAGAATTAGCAAGAAACAATTCAGGAGCTTCTCTAGATGCAGGAATATATGTCAACAGAGGCACAGCTGGTAACAATTCTGTATTCTATTGGGACGAGAGCGAAGATGCATTTAAAGCAGCAACCACAACCGATGGAGCAGGTGTTAGTCCATTAACATCAGCAACTTTAGCAAATGTTAGAGTAGCAGAGCCGGCAGATAATTCAGATGCAGCTACTAAAAATTATGTGGATACTGAATTATCAGCAGTTACTTCGTTGGATCTTAGCATAGTGGGAGACGATTCGTCTGCTGTAGTATTGCAAAGCGGAGACACTTTAAAAATTGCTGGAGGAAGTAATATCAACACAGCAGTATCTGAACCCGACACAGCAACAATTAATTTAAATAACGATTTAATTAACATTACATCTATAACATCAGATTCTAGCAACAGTAATTTAACTTTAACTGCCAACGGTACTGGCAGTGTAACTATTAATAATATTTTAACATTCAGCAGCAATGCTTCCACACCCACAGCAGGATCAATTACTAAAGTATACAGTAAAACAGTGGGCGGTGGAGGAACCGGCGTATTTTTTGTTAATTCAACAGTAGATTCTGGCACAGAAGGAGAATTGATAAGTAAGAAGAAAGCAAGAGCTTATGCAATTGCTCTAGGATAAAAATATGGCTATTACAAATTATTCAGTAGGAACAGGAACAGGAACAGCAGCGTATAACAATACCACAGGAGCCGAAGTTGCTGTCACAGTAATTTATATTACAAATACCACAACATCAGACGGTAACGTAGATGTATATGTGGTACCAAACGGTGGTTCAGTAGGACCACAACATAAAATTTACAATAATCTTTTAATTAGATCTCAAGACACATACATTATTGATTCTGAAAAATTAATTTTAGAAAACGGTGCTAAAATCTATATTGCCTCTCCAGATTCTTCAGCACAATTTAATGCCACAATATCAACTATAGGAATCTAATTCATGGGTAGATACGTAAAGAACTACGCCATAAATGATCAAGCACTGGCATTGGGCATAG